ACCAATAAGATTTTAGTTACAGGTACTAACACTAACACTGCGGGTGCCTATTTTCAAACAACAACTGTTACAGCCGTAACAACACCTGGTACAGTTATTCCAGCTGGCGTGTACTTAATGTACCCAACAGCTAACGTAACTGTGACAGCAAATAATGGCTCTAGTGCTGCTACGCTTTTAGCTAACAACACTGGTGGCGTCATTATTTCTGACGGTCAAAATGTATTTGCGGTGGCAGCATCAGCAAACACATCAGTAACATTATTAGCAACCAACGGTGGACAAGCCGTTGATGAAACTTACGCTTAAGGAGACGGTATGATTGCGAATCATGTAGGTGCGTTGTACCCAGATCGTTTTAACGGTATTGCTCTAGGCAAAGTACAAGGTGCATCAGTAGGTGCAACTGGTAATGCTGTGGCAACAATACCAATTACATCTGGTACTGCTTACATCGTTCGTCAAATTACTGTAGCTAACGCAAATGCAACTATTGCAACTGCAAACGTAGCTATTCTTACCAGCAATGATGGGAATACTTCAAATGCAGTTTCCAATAACGTAGTTTTAGCCAATGTATCAAGCACAACTACTTATCAAGATTTAGGCTTAAAAGCTGCAACATCTACAGATGTTTATACAGCTCCAGCTTTATATCTAAAAGTAAATACTGCTGTGACTAATGGCACTTGCGATATTACTGTTTTTGGTGACGTTGTAACGTTATAGAAATGACAACCTTGTATGTGACGAATCAGTCTGGTAATTTACTTGAGTTCGATTACGAATTTAAGACCATACAGTTCCCTAAAGGAAAAACTGTAGAAATTAGCGAAAAGGCTGCTCGTCACATATTTGGTTATTTAGATTCAAACAAAGAAGAATATATGGTAAGGCTTGGTTTCATTCAAACAAGAAATGACATTGAGAATGGTTTAAAAAAACTAGAAAAATTTGTTATTTCAGACAAGCCGCCAAAACACAACCACTCGTTATCCCCAGTGGTGGATGAATCACCTTCTCATGAGAATAAGGTTTTGCCTTTGAACCGTGAGAAGGGAAAAATCCAAGTAGCTGGATAACATATATTGTTATATGGAGTTTAAATGTCTCAGACACTTGGAGGATATATTACGGAAGTTAGACGCCTTTTGCATGATGCAAATGGCAATTTCTATTCAGATTCTGAGCTTACCGATTATATCAATGGTGCAAGAGATAGATTAGTTAGAGACACTGGCTGTTTAAGAACAGTCCAGATTTCACAAACTCCTTTAAAAGTAAGGACAACAGATACAATTAATGGAGCACCCCCTGCAAATCCTTCAGCTTGGGCTGCTAATACTGTTGTCACTCTCAATAGTTTTGTTTTTTCTAACATCTTCATTTATCAAGTTACCCAAGCTGGTACAACAGGCGATGATCCCCCTGCTTATCCTGCTTCTGGTTCTAACTATCCTCCTAGTACACAATTTTTAAATGGTACAGCTGGATTAACTTATGTAGGTAATTGTGAGAACATTTTTTATGCTTCTCTACCAGAAGGCATACAAACACTTGATGTTTTAAATATTAACCTCTATTGGGGAAATACTCGTGTACCCATGAGATATATGCCATGGACACAGTTCAACGCTGAATTAAGATTCTGGCAAAACTATATTGGTCGCCCTATTTCATTTACTGTGTATGGACAATCACAAATTTTTATTTCTCCTGTGCCAGATCAAATCTATCAGTTAGAAATAGACACGACTATTTTACCTGAACCATTAATAGCAGCTACAGATGTAGATACTATCAATAGCCCATATACTTCACCAGTAACTTTCTATGCAGCTTACAAAGCTAAGTATAAAGAGCAATCATTTGGTGAGGCAGAGATATTTAAACAAGAGTATATTAAACAAGCTCAAGCAGTTCTTAATAGCGTATTTACTAGACGAATCCCTGACCCTTACACGACTTTATAAACTATGGCAGCAGTTGAACAGAAAAAGTCGTACCTTGTTACTAAACAGTTCAAGGGTATCAACACTAAAAACAATCGTACTGCAATTGACGATGCAGAGTTCTCATGGCTTGAGAATCTCATGCCTTTGGGCTATGGTACTTTAAGAGCGCTGCCAGGTCCAGATAGTCAAGGTGTTACTTTTGGTGATGATGTAAGTCAACTTTTTACAGTCAATATTAATAACAAAGATTATGCTTTAGCATTTCAAGATGATGGTCGCTGTGAGTATGTAGATTTATCTAATAATACAAAAGGCAATGTAGCTGTTACTGGCACATTCTCTAATAGTGGCATGAGAGTATCTCAATGGAAAGATGAACGTGCTTTAATTTTAGACCCATCAAAAGGCTACTATACTTGGAATGGCACTAACTTAGTAAGTGTAGGTTCAGTAGGTTTTATTGGTTTAGTCTCTGGTGGTGCAGGATATACAGAAGCGCCTGCTGTTACTCTTAGTGCACCTAATGATGCTAATGGTGTTCAAGCAACTGCTCTTTGTACTATTACCGAAGGTTCTGGTGGTGTTAAATCTATATTAGTAACCAATGTAGGTTCTGGTTATACTTCAGTTCCAGATGTAGCTATTGGTGCACCTAACTTACCAGGAGGCACTCAAGCTACAGCTGTTGCTACTACGTTAGCTAATACTGTTGTTTTAATTACAGTCACTAATTCTGGTTCTGGTTACACATCTAATCCTACAGTCACCATTACAGGTGGTGGAGGTACTAATGCTACAGCTAATGCAACTGTAGCCACAGGTACAATCAATTCAGTTATTTTAACTGAGGCAGGTTCTGGTTATACAAGTCCTCCTACTGTGACATTTACAGGAGGGGGTGGTTCTGGTGCTAATGCAGTGGCTAGTTTAGTTACATTTAAAACAGGTACAGTTTCAGTTTTAATCACAGCAGGTGGTACAGGTTACACAAACGCATCTAATTTAAGTGTTTCAATCTCTGGTGGAGGTGGTGCCAATGCTACAGCCACAGGTATTATTTCAGGTGGTCAAGTCATTCAAGCTGTAATGACTAATCCTGGCACTGGTTATACCAATGCTTCTAATATTACAGTGACTATTACTGGTGGAGGAGGCTCAAATGCTACTGCTAAAGCTATTATCAACACTAGTGACAACACAGGTATTCAATCTTTTAGTGGTCGTGTATGGATTGCCTCTGGTCGTAATGTCTATTACAGTGCTGCAGGCTCATATTCTGACTTTACTAGCGTATCTGCTGGTACAGTTTCACTCACTGATGCTACTTTAAGAAGTAATATTGTTAATTTACTCTCAGCTAACAATTTCTTATACATCTTTGGTGAAGATTCTATCAACGTATTCTCAGATGTAAGAGTAACTACAGCAGGCACTACCCTATTTACTAACACTAACGTATCGGCATCTATTGGTACTCAGTTGCCTTATGCCATATACCCATTCTTTAGATCAGTTTTATTTATGAATAACTATGGTGTTTATGCCCTAGTTGGCTCGACAACCACAAAACTATCTGATGCTATTGATGGCATTGTAGAATTTATTGATTACAACTCTCCTGTCACAGGCGGACAAGTGCTTTTACAAAATGCTCTTTGTGCTGCCTTTAACTTTAAATATACAGGGGATAGTGTTTCTGGAAGATTTATGCAAGCTGTGTTCTTTGAAAAGAAATGGTTTATGACTTCTCAAGGAGCACTAAGGCACGTTACAGCTACCCCTAAAGATGGTCAAGCTTTGATTTATGGAAGCACAGGAACTGATCTTTATAAACTTTACTCTAACTTAACGGCTACTATTGCAACCACAGCTTCTACTGCCTTACATCCTATGGGTGATCCAATTAGAGATAAACAGGCATTAAAAGTGGGCATCGAGGCTACTGCTTCTAACAACTATCCATTTATCTTTAATATGACTGTGGATAATGAAAATAGATCAAGTCCAGCTTATACACTTTCCTCGTTTGTAACTTGGGTAAATAATTCAAATTCAACGATTTCATGGTTGAATAATTCAAGCAATATAGTACAATGGGGTACAGTTGGGTATAATCTATACAAGACTGATGCACAACAATATGGTAAGTATCTTGGCATGACCGTGACCTCAAATTCACCTGGATACACCATAAATGGATTTGAATATGAACATGAATTAAGAGCAAGGTTCTAATAATATGGCAAAACCAATATCGATACCAAATACCTTTGCGACAAGCACAAGTGCTATTCCACTTTCATATTTGGATCAAGACTTTAATGCTTTAGCTAACGCAACTAACGACTTAGCTACCTATTCAAACTATGTCCTTGACACTGGTGCTGTCAATGCTTACATAGCAAACTACCCTTCAAACATTGTAACTTCCTCTTTAACTGGTGGATTAAGATTACAATTTAAAGCAGCAAATACAAACACAGGCGCTTCAACTTTAAATGTACAAGTTGATAGTGTTTCTATTGGCTCTGGTGCTTTAAAACTAAGTGACGGTTCTGCTCTTGTTGCAAACACCATTGTAGCTAACGCTATTGTGGATGTTCAGTACGATGGTACAAACTTCCAAATTATGAATGATCCTAGTGGTGGTGCTGAAATCATCACTAACTTAACACTAAGTGGAAACTTAGCAGTTACAGGAACATCTACATTTACAGGTAATGTGACAGCTAACGTAGCAAGCATTACTACGATTTCAAACAATACAACATTTAGTAGCACAGGTGCTATTACTTTACCAAGCGGTACAACTGCAGAGCAACCAGGCACACCAAATGCTGGTATGATTCGATATAATTCCACATCAGGTGGATTTGAAGGATATACCACAACATGGGGTTCTATTGGTGGTGGTGCAACTGGTGGTGGTGGAGATCAAGTATTTGTTGAAAATGACCAAACAGTTACAACAAGTTATACAATATCAAGTGGTAAAAATGCAATGAGCACTGGACCATTAACAATTAATTCTGGCGTAGTTATCACTGTACCAAGTGGTGCTCGTTGGGTCGTTTTATAAAGGATAGAATATGGCATCAAGTATAAATGCAAGTACAAGTGGCGCTGGTGGTGTCATCACTACAGCAGATAGTTCTGGTGTACTTAATATTCAAACAGCAGGAACAACTGCGGTAACAGTAGACGCATCACAGAATGTAGGAATTGGTACTACTAGTCCAAATTATAAATTACATATTAATTCATCTGCATCAAGTGCTTACATACAAATGACTAATAGCTCTACAGGTACAACTGTAACTGATGGATTATTTATTGGTAATGATGCAACAGCTGTAAATATTATTCAGCGTGAAAATTTACCAATGGTATTTTATACAAACAACACAGAACGTATGCGTATAGACTCTAGTGGTAATGTGTTGGTTGGTGTTACTAGCCCTGGTTCTTATACAGCAGGTTCTGCTATTGGCACTACTGGATATATGAGTAGAAGTGGTACTGGAGGCTCATTTTCAAACAATAGATTTAACATTTATTGGAATGGTTCAGCTGCTAGATTATGGATTGATACTGTAGACCAAGGTTCTATTGCAATTTCTTCAGATTATCGTATTAAAAAAGATATTCAATCTCAAACATTAACTGCTATTGACAGAATTAATGAAATAAGACCTGTTACATATACATACGCTGATAACGAAGTTTTAAATTGGAAAGCAGATGGTGTTGCTCGTGAAGGTTTTATTGCACATGAATTAGCAGAAATTATACCTAGTGCTGTAGATGGTGAAAAAGATGCAGAAAATCAAATTCAATCACTTAAATTAGATGCACTATGTTCTGTCATGGTAAAAGCAATCCAAGAACAACAAACCATCATCAACGACCTAAAAGCAAGAGTAACAGCATTGGAGGCTAAATAAAATGGGTGACATAGTATTAGCAGGTTCAACATCTGGGACAGTAACTATTAGCCCACCAGCAAGTGCTGGTACTACTACACTTACGTTGCCATCTACTAGTGGTAATGTTGTAACAGATAGTGCTACACAAACACTTACTAATAAGACACTTACTGGTGCAACTATTACTGTAGCATCTACAGCAGCTCCAGCTTTTAGTGCTTACTCCAATTCAGCACAAACAATTAATGGAGCAACATTTACAAAAATTCAGTTTAATACAGAATTATTTGATACTAATAGTAATTATGATACATCTACTTATCGTTTTACTCCTACTGTAGCTGGGTATTATCAAGTAAATACAGCTGTTAATTTTGGAACTTCTAGGTCGCTTTACATATTATCTATATATAAAAATGGTAGCAGAGGAGCTGGAGGAGAAACAGTATTTGCTGGTTCATTATCTGCTAATACATCTCTTAATTGTCAAAATATTGTATATATGAATGGCTCTACAGATTATTTAGAAATATATGCATATACAGACTCTGGAAGCAATGCTATTAATACTGGCACTAACAATACTTATTTTTCAGCAGCAATGATAAGGAGTG